GCGGTTACACGTTATAGCGACCTGTATAAACTTGCTATGACATACTCTTTGGGTGCTGATATTCGTAACTACGAACAGTTAGATCGTATCGACGTAATTTGCGGTGTTGCGATTAATCCTGAGTTTGCTGTACGCATTCGCTCTTGATGCAAGCGGGCGGGGAAACCCGCCCATCTATACTGGAGTTAGAATGTCAAAAGTATCCTATCTAGGCCGTATGGTAGACGAAGAAGGCTTTAGGGCATTTATCTACGCAAAAGACCAACAGAAAATAGTAAACAGTTGGCGCGAATTTACAAATGAAATGAGCACCGGCGTTTGGTTTGCAACCGCTGACGATGTACCAAAAAAGAAGGCTACTAAAAATGCCAACCGTCCGTGAATTCTGTACGCAATCTTATAGACTAATTAGTGCAAGCAATCCCACCGTTCCATTGCACGGTGATGACTTGTCACTAATGATTACCGTCATGAATCAACTACTGCAATCCTACGCGGCTACAGGCTTGATGTTAACAATTGCAAAAGATGCCACAACCACGGTAACTATTGGGCAAAAAGAAATAACTGTAGGGGCAGCAAACATTGTTCCTACGCCAAATATTACGTTAGGACGGCTAGCTAATTTAAACTCAGCGTGGCTTTTACAAAACGGCGTAACATATCCGCTAATTGATGAATCACGTAATGAGTTCTTTGCAGCGTTTAAATACGAACCCTTGCAAGGATTGCCACGCTTTTTGATTGTTTTACCTGACACTGACGTGGTTCGACTTCGGTTATATCCAGCACCAAGCCAATCATATGAGTTCTATATGAGGGCTAAATTCCAGCTTGATGGTCTTACCAGTAACAGTGATATGAATCTTGTACCACAGTATTATCACCGGTTTTTACTGTTTGCAGTGGCACGTGATACGGCGATGTATAAGGGTCGGTCTGCCGCATGGGATGAAAAGCTTGAGATGCTGTACAAGATATCAAAGGATGAGATGGAAGCGGCTAGTGAAGTTAATCTAGCGATTACTGGCGATCGTGCAAGTATGTTAAATGGTGCTTATCGAGTTGCTGCTGGGATCTGAAAATGGAGCCTGTAGGGTTCAAGCATAATATGATATAATACTTCTTTTTTAGGGGTATTAATGGAAAATATAAACGGCTTTGAAGTTATTGGTGACAGATGGGTTAACGAAGTTAATTGTTACAAATGCAATGCTAAATGCAAGGTGTGCGGTAAGGAGTTTGTAACAAATTACCACGCGCTTAGGCGGATGAAGAGCTGCGGGTGCGCTAGGCCTAGCCAATTGGCAAAGATTGGTGAGCATGTTAATGGTTTTAGGGTGCTAGAAGATTACGCCTATACCATATCCCGACTTACTAGGTGGGCTTTAGTTGAATGTAAGGTGTGTAAACGGCATTATGATGTCTCGGTGAACCATTTAAAGTATCGAAAGCATTGCGGCTGTATGAAAAAAGATGTTATTGCATGTAAATATGTAAAATCACATCCGCAGTTAGCGCAGACATTCAAGCATATGATTGGTCGTTGCTACCGTAAGAACAATCAAGATTATTACAATTACGGCGCGCGTGGCATTGTAATATGTGGTGAATGGTTAGAAGATAGAAACAGGTTTTGTGAGTGGTCATTATTGAATGGTTTTGAGAATGATAAAAAACTTTCAATAGACAGGATTGACGGCAACAAGGGTTATTCGCCTGATAATTGCAAATGGTCTAATGCTACTACTCAAGCAAGAAATACAAGGCGAAATGTGATGACATTGGAATTGGCAAGACAAGTAAGATTTGAGAGAGGAACGATGACAACAAAAAAACTTGCTGACAAATTTGGTGTGTGTCATCAAACAATTACCGCTATTTTCGCCAATAAAATCTGGAAGGAATCCTGATATGGCACAAGAACCGATCGACATCTTCTGTTCATTTAATCGCCAAAGATTCACGCAGGTTGGTTCTGAAGATGCGGCTAACTTTTACACGGTTACTGATAAGTCAATTAAGAAGGGCAAGGCACTTTATCCTTGTATGGGTCGCAAGCACATTGAGTTTTTAGGAACGCCACGGTTTATATTTGATTTAGAACCTCGTTTGATATTTAAAACGATTGATTACTTGTACGTTTTTGTAGGTGCTAACGTTTATCGTTACGATAAGTTTTATAATCAGGTCGCTTATAATAACACTGACTACAATCGTGTTGTCGGTGATATATGGCCGGCTTACTTGACTGTTGGCACGGATGTATTTTTGATGTTTAGCGCGGACAGTGGCGCAGGACGCAAGTTATTTGTAATTCAGGAATCACCCTCACTTGTGGTTCCTACCATGGTAACGGTTACCGATTCAAATGCTCCAATAGACCCTCTCTTTATTGCGGCTTTCGGTAACCGTTTTGTCGTTAGTGAGTCTGATTCGCCGGAATACAAGCTAAGCGTTGTAAATCTTGGTGGGTCTTTTAATCCGGCTACATGTTTCACGGTTGCGGGGTCTCCCTTGTTTAACCAAGCGACGGGTAAGATTAAGCAGATGGCGGTGTTGCATGGTCAGCTTTATATATTCAATGACTTTACCTGTGATGTGTGGGCAAATATCCCGAGTCAAAACGTATTGCCGGGGGTTGCTACGCCTGTTTTCCCTTGGAAGTTAAACACAAGTTTTAACTTTGATTTTGGTATGTTCGATCCATTCAGCTTAGACGTTGATTTTGGCATGATGGTGTGGCAGGGCACAAACCGGAATGGTCTAGTAGAGTTCTTAATGACGAATGGCGGGCAGCCTACGCCGATTTCAAATAATGCGGTCAATGTTTTGATGCAAAACTCGGTAAATAGTGATGGATTGAGACCATTTATTGATTTGACAGCTAACGGGTTTTTGTATCAGTATGAAGATACCGTTTTTTACCGTGTTTCTGCTGGTGGTCTTAGCGACCCACAATTTTTAGATCCATTAACACAAGCCAACAGCATTGAATTTACGTTTGACGGTCAAGAATGGCATAGATGTATTGAACTAAATGGTGAACGTAACCGTATACAGCAGCATGAGTTTTTTAATCAAAAGCATCTTGTGACGGTTGCAGGAGACGATGTTATATATGAGATGGCGGGCGATATTTATTACAACGAGCTATACAAAGATGGTGTATTTAGCAAGTTCCCCATGCGTTACGAGTTGACTACGCAACAGATTTATTATGATGATTACTCGGAGTTTAAGACGGACTATGTCGAGATTGACTTTGTTTTTGGTGATCAAACGTTTTACCAGGGCGATGCGCCGTTTGATAATACGGTTTTTATTGTTGATGAAGCGAGCACGGCGGATAACCCAATCTATATGATTGACGAAACCACGGGCGCATTCATTATCACTGAAGGCTCAAATACACCAACGTTTAACGACAACCATTACAATGATTTATTCAAACCACACATTGAATTGTACTTGAGTGATGACGGTGGAGTGACGTTTGAGACCGCTGATTTAAGGCAATTCAGCAACCTTGGCGTCTACCGTTGGCGTATGCGTTGGTACACGTTAGGAACAAGCCGCAATAGAGTCTACAAGCTCGTGTGTGTTAGCTCGTCACCCATAGTAATCTTAGGGGCAATTATGGATCGTAAGCGCGTCAGCGGCGGAGCTAACTAATGGCAGCTATATTTTTAGAGCGCGTAAATAGCGTTCCTTTAGGCGACGACAAGCTTTCACCATCATTAGAACAATGGTTTTCTAACACAGTGGATACTGTGAACCATTCATTTACTCAAATTGATGATGCGTTCAATAACTTGGCAGCACCAAGTTACACTACAGTAGAGATTGCGGCGTTATTGTCGGCAGCTCCTAATGGTTCGCTGTATTACGATGTGACACTGAATCAATTGCAAGCCAAGGTTAACGGCGTGCTGGTTGTACTTGCATAAGGGGAATAATATGAGTTGGTTATCAAGTTTTATGAATCCGCAACGTGGTTATGATGCGGCACAGGGTCAGATGGATAACTATTACAACCAAGCGCAAGGTTATCAGCAGCCTTACAACCAAATGGGTCAGCAAGGTGGTGCGGCAACACAAGGGGCTATGCAAAACCTACTGAATCCTGAGCAAATGCAAAACCAGTGGGCGCAGGGCTATCAAGAATCACCGTACGCCAAGCAGATGGAACAGCAAGCGCAATCATCAGGATTAGATGCGGCCAGCAGCATGGGTTTGATGGGTTCATCTTCAGCATTGCAGGGCATTCAAGCTGGGCGTAGCAATATTATGGGTGCCGACAGACAGAAATACCTTGATGACTTAATGAGCAAATATCAATTAGGCACGCAGACCGCTGGCAACATGATGAATATGGGATCGCAAACAGCCAACCAGATGGGTAATAATGCCATGAATCAGGGTCAAAACTCGGCTGGCATGGCTTACGGCAGCAAGAATTCGCAGGGTCAGATGTTTGGTAACCTGATGGGCGGTGGGGCTGGTTTGGTTGGTAGTGCGCTGAGTGGACCACTGGGTGGTTTGGCGGCTAACTGGGGTGCTGGTAAGTTAGGGATGCCACAAGATTACGGCACTAAACCCACATACATGGGGCAAAACTATGGCTACTAATATTCCATTACCTGGGCTTATGGGTGACTCGTTCTTAAAGGGCATGGACAGCGGTTCTAGCATGTTTCAGCGGATGATGCAGCCTATCCTTGAGCGCGAGAAACAGAAGCAGCAGGATGCGCAGTTTAGGGCTAATGAGGCACGCATGGGTAGTGAGTTTGATCGTCAATTTGCGCAAACTGGTGGTATGAATAATTTGCGGCGCATGTTAATTGAAGAGCAGATTAAGCACCAGCAGAACTTGAACGACCCGAACTATGCTGCTAAGCAATTTCAGAGCCAGATGGATATGTTCACTGGCGGTCAGGGTGGAATGCAACAGCCGTCACCTGCGCCAGAGCAAGAGGCAGGCCAAGGCATGGGCATGTTTTCGCCTGAAGGATTAAAGCAAGCGCAACAACAAGCACGGCAACCACAGCAGCAAGCTGGCAGCATGAATATGGACGCGTTGCGTAACAATCCAATGCTACGTGGTTTCTTCCATAAAACGATGGGCTTCGACCCTTTGGAGGCTGTTCCGCAGACCGAAGAACAGAAACTTGATTTTTTAAGAAAGCAGCAAGACATAAGAAACGAGTCGAAAGGCGGGGATGTGCCTACACCTGCTGTATTGACGCAGAATCAACTGGCTCTTCTGGGTATTGATACGGTACTGCCCATGCTTGATGATTTGATTAAGAGTCCATCAAAAATATATGGCCGGTTTGATTTCAACCCCTCCAAAAAAGCAGCCTACAACGCTAAAACAAGCGCGATGATCGACACTTTGGTCGCAGCGCAATCATTACCTAAAGTTCAAGCCAGTATTGATTTAGTAGCGCAACAAATTAGACGAGACAGCAATGAGGAAGATGGTTCCTATATTGATCGACTCAAAGATTTAAAAAAGGAATTATTAAAGCGACGCGTCAGTGCTGCAAACGTTATTGATTACCGTAAAATATCTACTGCCAATCCTACGGTTCAAGGTGGAAATGATTTATCCAGTATGACAGAACAGCAGTTACATGACCTAATAGCAGGGGGTGAGTAATGGCGATTTCAGCAACTCAAGCGCGCGCAGAGTTGGCGCGTCGAGAATTAGCGCGACGACAAGAGCAAGCACCCGAAGACAATGAAAATTTATTTCAAAAAGCAATACGATATGGTCTTAAAGACCCTGCTATTGGTGTATTAAACATGGGGCGTGAATTCGCTAATTTGCCAAGCAAATTATCAGGCGGTCGAATCCCTGAGTTTTCCCCCTCTAATTTTGATTTTGGCAAAACGTTGGGCGTTGAAAATCCAGAGCCTACCGATAAATTAATCCAGTTTGCGGGACAGTACGGTCCATCATTTGCAATACCAGGCATGGGACTGGGTCGCGCTGGTCAAGCTCTTGGTTCTATCCCTAAAATAGGTCGGTACGCAGCCAAGGCAGTATCGGAAGCAATCCCACAGGGTCTATATAGTGCCGCGCAAGCACCTAATGACCAACTGGCGGCTGGTGCTGAAACTGCCGCTGTACAGGCTCCTTTTAGTGCATTGGGTGAGTTGATGCAGGGTGCAAGCAAAAAAGGCCGACTACTGGCTCAAGCTGGTCTTGGTCTTGGTGGAGCATACTTAGGGCGCGAAGGTGCTAAGGCGATGGGTTTCGGCGAAACTGGATCTGATGTCGCTGCAATGTTCACTGGCGCACTAGGTGCGAGAGGACTTGAGTCAGACAATGCAATGATGAGAAGGCTAACAAAAGGCGTTAATCTTGATTTTGCCCAAGAGCGTCAATTGATGGCTAATAAATTGGGCATTGATTATTTAACGCCTGCCGAAGCTGGAATTAGTAACCCCGCAACAGCGCAACAATTCAACCTAGGAAAAACAGCCGAAGGTAGCAAAATGATATATGACCGTAGCATGTCACGACGCGCCAGCGAGCGGGATGCTATAAATAAAACGCTTGAACTAGTTTACAGTGAGAACAAAATGGGGCCAAAGATTGCAGAGGCATACGAAGCAATGAAACCCGTCAATATGTCCGCTGATTTCCCGTTGCAATACGCAGATAATGCCATTATCAAGGCGGCTGAAAAGCGCGTTAAAAGTAGGCCAGCTTATCAAGAGAGCCTTAAAAAATTGCTACCTGAAAATGTTAGGTTACAAGAAGGACAAACGGATGCAAGACCTACAAGTTTAGTTTATTGGGATCATGTTAAAAGAGCACTATATGACATGGAACAAGAGGCGGGAAGAAAAGGCAGTGGTGGCGAATCAAATATATTGAAAGATGCGCGGCGCGACATGGTAAAGCAAATGGATGAACAATACCCCGAATACGCCAACGCTAGAGCATTGTATGAGCGCAAACAAGTTCGCAAAGGGCTAGAAAAAGTATTCGACCAAAAAGAAGTTAATGGTCAAAATTTTTACCGCGCCCTTGCTTCACAAAATAAATTTGATGAATTAATGGTTAAATTAAAAAACGCGCCCGAAGCATCAGAAAACTTAAAAGCCATGCGAGAATTATTTAATAATCTAATGGGGCCACCAACCATAAAAACCGTGAAAGGAAGAGAAGAACACGGCATGACACAAGCCAGAAACGTCGGCAATTATCTTGAGAATGTAATGCAACATATATTCACAGGCGGCGCAAACGATGAAAAAGCTATTAAATTCATTACTAGCAAAGACTGGCTGCAACAGCTTGAAGAAATAAATGAGATAGCAGACAAGCAAATTAAATCAGTGGCATTCGGCTTAGCACTAAGCAAAGGCGTATCGCAAGCAGCCGGACAACAAGAGCGTAAACCGATGGAGCTTAATTTAGTCGGAGGTCATCGGTAATTTATTTGTACTTAGGAATGTCACTAGGGTCAATTCCATGGATATAATCATACTGGAATTCATCAACTATTCCATTTTTATGATTATAATCGGCGCGTGCTTTGCGCCAAGCAACATACTTTTCTTCTGGGGTTTTTTTATTCCAGAAATACATTTTTATGTCGTTATAGCAGGCAATAAAAATAATGCACGGTACCCCAAAAAACCAAAACATCACACCACCCCAATACAATTAATATGCCTAATATTAACACATGGGGGTATGTTTAGCAAACAGTTTGTAAGTTATTGATTGTTATATAGATTGGAGTGTACTACTGGGAAAACAAGGATTGCCGATTTGCCGTTACTATTGGCTAACAACAGCTAAAACATATACAATTAAGCCAATAATCATGTAAAGGATCATGGTATATGCCAATAGTATCTAGATCGTATAATCCGGTATGGAATTTAGTTGATCTCACTGGTCAAGAGCTAGACGATACTTATTACGTTTTTTTTCTTGAAAACACAATTCCCTATATTCCAGCCACTGTTTACTCTGATTACCAAGGAAACATACCGCTTGCTAATCCAGTACAAGTATCAGCAGCAGGAACAATCGGACCCAATTTATTTTTTAATACCGAACAAATATACCGAATTGAAATCAGAGCCGGAAACTCACAAGCCGATGCGCTTACCTGGCTTATTGAAAACTACGTGCCAATTGGATACGTTGGAACTACGCCAGTTGTAGACGCTAAATTTGACGTTGATAACCAAATCACTAATAGCCAATTTGTATTACTAACCTCACCCGGAACCAAAAGCTTTACGGCTACAGGTACGTTTGAAGTGGCACCCGGATGGAATCTAATATTAAGCGGCTCAGGAACGGCTACAGCGGTTCAAACCGGTTTAAATAGCGCAAACATAACCCCTACTAACGCACCATATGCACTCCAGCTGGATTTAACAGCATGGACAGGTACCGCAATACTGAACCAGCGGTTTGCACAAACAGGCGTGCTATGGAGTGAAGAATACGTAAGTATGCAATTTACAGCGCGATTACTTGCCGGTTCTGCAACTACCGTTTCAGCCAACTTAATTGATTCGTTATCAACTCCACTGGCATCATTTGAATTTGACAACGGATTAACATCCGCATTTAATATTTTTGCGGATACAAAGCAGCTTATAGCGTCAACAGATACACAAGTGCCGCCAGCTGCCTACATTAATTTTAATATCAACTTGCCTAATAGTCGGCTTGAAATTACAAGCGTACAAATATTACCAACCAGTACATTTTCCAATCTTGGTTATGGACAGGAAACGGTTGAGCGGCAAGTCGATCACCTTTTTCATTATTACAATTTGCCCTTGCAATACAAACCAATACCATCGTATCTAGTGGGCTGGGATTTTGTATCAAATCCAGTGCAAGCGTTAGGCGCTACGGTTGCAGCTTTTGCCACAGGTGCGAATACATCTAATTACATGGCCGATCAAACAATCGTATTCCAAACAGCAAACAGCGGTATTGCCCTAGCTAAAAATGCAACAGGGTTCACGTTTACAGCCACGATTGCTAGTTCATTTTCAATTATCCAATACTTGCCCAATACAACCGCGCTAGAGATACTTGTGGAGCGTATGGCGGTACAATTGAAGGGTAAGACTAGCGGCTCAAATTTAGTGGGTAACGTTCGTCTATACTGGACGGCTAACGCAACAGCACCCGATATAAAGACACCCACTTTTGCATCATTGGTTTCAGGCATTACCGCCGGGGTTCCATCTGTTGTAAGTGGTTGGACGCAAGTTCCCCGTAATTTAGGCGAGGCCACGTTTGCATTGAATACCGCAAAACAAACTTTTAATTTTAGCGGGTTTGATGCAACGGCTGCCGCACTTATTGATACAGCTACATTCTTTGCCTACGTGATTACGTTTAACACGTTAGCGGCTGCGGCGACAGTATCGCTGGACTATGCAAGTCTGTGCGGCGGCGACATTGCTACACATCCCGCACCCAAAACGCCTGATACTGTATTGCGTGAGTGTCAGTATTATTATGAGCGTAGTTATGAGGCTGGAACAGCCAGTGGTACTTCAACCACAACTGGTATGGTCATTGAACAAATGCCAGCAGCGGTTAATGGTGTAGCATGCGCGATGTACGCTAATCACTTTGCTCAAACTCTTAAGCAAACCAAATTAAGCGCAGCCTACAATCTTACGCTTTATTCTACTGACGGCACGATTAATTCAATTCTTTGTAACGTTATTAATTCAACTACAGTTACACCGCAAATAATTAATGAGCTAGCCAATCCACAACCCAACCCAATCCCTGTTGCTGGGGTATGGTCGGTGCCCACAACCTCCAAACAAACATTTAGTTACCCCATATCAACGGCAGCCGCGATTGTAAATAGTGTGGCTGGAACGTCTGGCGCCCGAGGCTGGATTCAATATCAATATGTTGCTGATTCAAGGATTGGCGTATTTTAGGAGTACAAAAATTGTGGCTATTGCTTGGAATTCAAACTATGGTGGAACGCTAACATTCAGCGACGTATCAACCCAAATCAACTTGCTTTCTGGTGTTAATGTATCTTGGACTG